ACTATCTGGTCTACATCTTGCATATATCTTGCAAGGATTGACATACTAACTTCTAAATTTACTGGTACCGGCATTAGAAATTTAGAAGATGTTCTTGGATCTTCTTTTTCTTGTGCTGGTATTAATGCGGGAGATAGTTTATTAAAGACGCGAGATTCGTCTCTTGATACACTATCTAAATTTATTGCTACAACTGGTAAAGTAATGTTTTGTGCTTTATTAACTATATCATACATTACACGTTGCTTGGGAGCAAAAACATATCTTACATCGATATTAGATTTAGCATTTCTATTTTTATCGAAGCGACTTATTACTGTATCGTCAAACGCAGCTACAAACTGTGTTAGTAAATTTTTAATCTCAAAATGAAATGCTCTATTCTTCATACCGTCTTATATATTTATTACAAAAACCTATCAATAAAATATTTAGGTAGTTTATGACTGTTATTAACAACACTTTCTGCAATAGATCCATCTAAAATATAAGTGACACAATGATCTTTATGTGATCTTACACCTCTACCACAAGATTGTATTAGAGAACATAGCATTTTATTCATATACCAATTAAAATCATCTTTCATAAGCTGCTCTATTCTCTTATCTTTTGTAGGTAAGTATGGTGCTTTTACAATAATTTGAAATCTTGCAAGACTATCCTTTAGATCAACTCCATGTGACATCGAAGGTGAAACTAATACTGTTGGGTCATCGTTATTATAATGCTGCTCTAAGATAACTTCATTACGTACACCAGGTTCTCTTATTAAAAATCTTTGATCTGTTACATTTTCGGATATAAAATTAGTTATCGTATTATTATGAGTATGTATGATACCTTTATCATTTTTATGAAACTCACAAATATCTTGTATTTGTTTTACAATCTTAGGCAAACTACGCTTTAAGTTATGGTAATTTAATTTTACTTTCGTATTACAATATATAGGTGCATTATTTGCATCAAAAGAAGATTCAGCTTCTATATATTTAAACTTCTTCACGCCTAGGCTTTTACAAAAATTATTAGGATCAATTATGGTTGCAGACATTAAAATTACTTTATCCGCATACTTAAATAAATAATTTGCAAGTTTATCAACTTTTAAAGGCATAAAAGTTATACCTTTTTTATCTGTTTCAAACAAGTATTCACTTTCATTCCAAGTATCAATAATTAGAGATAATTTGGAATGTAAATTTCTTAAAATAATTAAATTTTTCTTAGACTCAATAATAAACTTTTTATTTGCAGAATTATTGTTTGTTATATCTTTTAGTTCTTCAATTCTATCATTTAAATCTAAAACTAATTCATTAATCCATTTTACTATTTGAAGTCTATTTCTTGAATAAAAGGGCTTTATATTTACTTCGAGATTAGATAAGCTTTCAAAATTTATAGTGCACGAAAACTCTTTTACAAGTTGATCTTCTAGTTCAGCAGCTTCATCGCAGATAATATATTGCCTTCTTTTTAAGTGATCTGGTAAAGAAAAAAACATATTATAGTTAAGAGTACTAAAAGTTGAAGTTAGAGCAGTATTACGATCCTCATAGTATGGACACTTATTTTTAGCCCAGCACTCTTCTTTTATTTTAGGTAAGTGTAAACACGGGGCTAGCTCTACTGTAAACCTATTGTCTACTTCACATTGATAGTTTGACTTACCTTTAAGTACTTTTACATCATTAAAGAGTTCTTTATATTGATCTTGTAAAGCTTTAGTTATAGTTAATGCGGTACAACCAAAGGACTTTTCTTCATTACATTCATCTTCATAAGTATACCCTCCTCCATGCGTCCTTCTATACGCTAAATAATTAGTTACTAATTCTCTGAACTCTTTAGTCGGTTCTCGTGAAACATTACCTATAGTTTTAGATATAAAAGACTTACCTGAACCAGTAGGAGCATTACAAACTACAAACTTATAACCATCAGTAAAAGCTTGATCAATATTTTTAAGCAACTTTACTTGAGCAGAATTCGGAGTAAATTTATCCGGAAAACTTTTTAATAAACCACCTATCACACCTTATTATATATTGTTTCCATCTGATGGCAATATATATACGAGGTTGTCATATAACTTAGATTTAGAGGTATTATCTAAAAACTTTACTCTGGTCATTTGTTTCATTGGGATAAAGGAGCTTAAATGGTAGTTTAATACACCTATATCTTCATCATTTTGCAGTCTGTATGGATATGGTATTTCATAATTTTTATTAATACCATTTATCTCCAAAGTAAAGTTTATATAATACTGTTTAATTTGAAAGATCTTAAATTTACCTTTTTTAAGAACCTTTTTATCTGTTCTTATAATAATATCTTTTAATAAAAAAGGTTTTAAAAAATCAGTAACTTTCTCTAAGCTTATATTCATGAATTCATAAAATTTAATTTTTGTTGAGCTGACATTGGATATATATTTTCATTAAAGTATACCCAAAAATCTTCATTAGCTGGTATTTCTTGAATTAAATCAACTTGATTACAATTTATATTTCTATAATTTTGCATTAAAATATCCCATGCAACTGAAAGATTATCAGGCCCAAGATATGTTTTTGGAGCTCCTTTAGGAGCAAAATAATTTAACGATATTCTACCGTTAACGGAATTTAATAAACTTGAAGAATTAGTACATAACATTCTTCTAGTAGCAGCTGATCCAGGTTTACTTATTCTTCTAGGAAATCTAACTTCAACGACATTATTTTGAAGTAAGTTATCAAGAGCTGCTTTCTGAATTATCATCTTTAAGCTTGCAAATACCAAACATTCTTTCTTCGTTTAAGAAAACACCGCTTTTAACTTTACCTCTACCGGTAATACTTACTCCGGAAATTGTTACTCCCATATTGTTTGGAAAAATAACTATATCACCTTCTTTCGCATATTTAGAATCTGGACCAGCAAGAATGACCTTACCTTTTCTCCAAGCTTTATTAAGTGCGTTAGAAGGAACAACAATGCCACCTCTCATTACATCACCATGTTCAGTTTCATCTACATACTCAATTAACAGGATATCATCAAAAATAAAATTTAATTCATAATCATCAATACCAAAGTCACCGCTATCCGGATTACTTAAGTCGATTAAGCTTTTTGTAGGTGCTATATTATCTATACTCGCCATTGCCATACAGCTATTTACGTAATTTTTTTTCTAATTCAACGTATAACTGTAGCTCTCTCGTAGATATATTTTTGTTCTTTGCAATATTATGCAACCCTTCCAATACCTCTTGTTCTTTATCACCTTTTTTCTTCTTTTTAATATAAGAGATTCGCTGCCACTTTAATCGAGGTATCAAATAGTAATAAAGTTTATATGCTTCTTGCTTATCATCAAAAATATTTCCAAATTTATTAAGCGTTTCATTTACAAATCCAGGTAGTTCCTTACTATAAAAGGAAAGCCATCTATTAAAGAGGAACGGTACAAAGGCTTGTTCCCCTTCAGAGTCTAATTCACCAGCGTTTTCCTTTTTAGAATAAAATAATTTATTTTGTAATTGAAAGAAGTTCATTACCAGTTTTTAATTATATTTGTAACTATAAAAAAGTTACAAATAATTGCTTGTAGTATAATAAG